CGTGCTTATGGATGAAATGATAATGCAACAATGGCAGAAGTAAATATAGGAGGCATAACTTTCAAGGGCGGAAAAATGCTCGCAGTGATACTAGCATTAGGAAGTAGTATCGGTGTTTTGTATGGCGGTTTTGAAGCTTACAAGAAATTTCAAGATATGTCAGCTCAGATCGAGTCTTATGTTGCCCCTGACCTTTCAGAGTTTGATAAGACTATCGCTTTGACCAAAGAAGAGATGTCAAGCAAGACAGAGCTAATACAGACAGAAGTTGAAATGCTAATGCAAGAAATGGAAATGATGATGGCGGAAATACGCTTAGTGAGTGATGTGGCAAACGAACTCAAAAATGACCTTCGGCAAGATGTAAGAAGAGTAGAAAAAATTGTAAATGATGTAGAACAACAAGTAAAAGAAGACTCTAGAGATAATGCAACAGATTTAAAAATTGCAATAGATACTATGGAAGATGATATGAAAGATTTAAAAGATAAGTTAGAAGAAAAAATGACAGAACTACAAGAGAGTATAGATAAGCAAATAAAAACTACTCTTGCTAACCCTTTATCAGGATTAAAGTAATGAAGATATCAGATAACACAGCGATTAGTATGCCTATGAGAAATCTAATTGGGCTAATTGTAGCCATAGGGGTAGGTATATTTGCCTACAGCGACGTCACTCAAAGGCTAACCCAACTTGAGACTGCAAGACAACTAATGGAAGCCGATTTGTTAAAAAAAGCTGAACAAACGCCCGTAAATCAGGAATTATACATGTTAATCGAGTTTCTAGCTGGGCAAAATGAGGTTATGGAAAAAGAAGTGCAATCTATTGAAAGTAATAATATAAATATAGACTTTATAAAAACTCAGTTGGAAAAAATGCAAAATGATGTAGAACAATTAAAAGATAAGGTGCGACAAAATGGCAGTAATTGAAACAGTATTTGCAATGTTGATGATAGTAAATGGATCAACCGATGGTTTTATGAAAACTGATGGTTTAGCTCACTGCCTTAAAGTTAAAAGAGAAAGTGAACGCAACTTGGCAGACAACAGATCAAATGTCATTCGCTATGAATGTGGTCAAGTAGTGGCAGAATTAGAACCTGATGTAGAAGGTGTGCTTAAAATAAAAAAAATTATAGAACGTAAATAATGGCGGCTAAATTACCCAACAATCAATACTTTACACCAGTCAAAAAAAGAACTAGCATAGGAAATTCTTCACGCAGTAGGCCGAAGAATAAAAACAAACGACGACAACACGTTAAGTACAGAGGTCAAGGTTAATGGGTAAATTGTGCCCCAAAGGTAAAGCTGCAGCTAAGAGAAAATTTAAAGTTTATCCTTCTGCTTATGCTAACATGTACGCAAGCGCTGTATGTTCTGGAAAAGTAACACCTGGCGGAAAAAAGAAACCAAAGAAAAAAGCTAATGGTGGAATGATTGAATCAAATAAAATTTCACAGGAAAGAAAAAAAGTTTCACAATTTAATAAAGGCGGAATAGCAAGAGGATGCGGAGCGGTAAAAGAAAAAAAACGCAAAAAAACAAAATATAGATAATGGCCAAGAAAGGATTAAGAGCATGGGTAAAAGAGAAATGGGTAGATATTGGAGCTCCGAAGAAGAACGGAAAATATCAACCTTGTGGAAGAAAAAAGGGGAGCAAAAGAAAATATCCAAAGTGCGTTCCACTTGCAAAAGCCACACGGATGACAAAGTCGCAAAAGGCGAGTGCTGTCAGCAGAAAGAGAGCTGCCGGTAATCCTGGTGGCAAACCAACTAATGTCGCAACATTTACAAAAAAAAATAAAAAAAGACGTACGTAAGTGGTCTGAAGAATTTTTAGAAATACCCAATAAACATTTGGGTGGTTTTCCTGCTTGTCCTTTTGCAAAAAAAACTTGGAATGATAATAAAGTAATTATTGAAGTAAAAAGAAAATTTAAACAATACAAAGCTGAATTAAACGCTCATCTTAAACAATTGGATTTTAGTGTTCATGAAATATTGATTTTTTGTGACCCATACTTTAACTATTCATTAGATCAGTTTCAGGACATAATAGATGATTACAATGATTGGTATAATAAAAAGGATATATTTTTTATGGGTTTTCATCCCCTCAATCCAGCAAACGAGGAGGAACAAGAGTTTTTGGTTACTCCAAATGGGAGCACCCCTATTGTAGAAAGCGACTTAGAATATTCAATGATGCTAATACAAAAGTTCTCGCAATTACAAGAAGCTTCTGATAAACTGCATCGTCAAGGTTACTATAAGCAGTGGCCTAAAGGATATTATCAAGATGTTGTAGTATCTAGACAAAAAACTTATAAACGAATATTCGGAGGTAAACATGAAAGTTAAAAAAAACGTATCTAAAATGAGAGGTGGAGGAATGGCTCCTTTAAAAATGCGTGGTGGCGGTAAAGTTATGAAGGGCAAAAAGAAAAAAGTAACTAAGAAAAAGAAAAAGAAATAATCAATGCCAACTTACGCTTCAACAGCAGATTTTGATTTATCTATAGATGATATAGCGGAAGAAGCTTATGAACGATGTGGCCTGCAAGTACGTAGTGGATACGACTTAAAGACCGCAAGACGTTCTCTTAATCTTATGTTAGCTGAATGGGCTAACAGAGGATTAAATCTTTGGACTATACAGTTACAAGAAAAAACGTTACCTCAAAATACAACAAGTTTAACTGGTTCAGATTTATTTGGTTCTGGTGCTAACGCTGCTGAAGAAATAATTGATATTACAGATGTTGTTATATCAGATAGTAGTAATAATGATTATTCTGCAACATCAATTAGTAGATCAACATATTTTAATTACACTGTTAAAACGACCAGCGGAAGACCAAGTCAATACTATTTTGAACGTACGATAAACCCAAGACTATATCTATATCCTGCAGCAGATGCAGCGTACACTCTAAAATATTATGCTCTTCTTCGGATGAAGGATTCGGGCGCTTACACAAATAATAATGAGATTCCTTTTCGATTTCTTCCATGTTTAACTGCTGGTTTAGCTTATTACATAGCAATGAAAAAAGCGCCAGACAGAATTCAATTATTAAAACAAATTTATGAAGATGAGTTTCAACGAGCAGCCGATCAAGATGGTGAAAGAACAAGTTTATTTTTAACACCTAAAGTTTATTTACCGAGTGCTTAATGGGAAAATACGCATCTGGTAAATTTGCACAAAGAATATCAGATAGATCTGGTATGGCTTTTCCTTATAACGAAATGGTTCAAGAATGGACAGGCGCTTGGGTTCACATTAGTGAGTTCGAACCAAAACAACCTCAACTAGAACCTTTACCAATTGTTACAGATCCACAATCTTTACAACACGCTAGATCACAAATAGCTGACTCAAGAGTTTTTGTTGGTCAAGATGGGATAACAGTAAATGAGTTTCAAACACTTAATATGCCAGTGACTAATTTTTATGCAAACGGCGTATCTTACGCTTCTACACAAAAAAGCATGATGCCTTTAAGTGTACAACAACCAAATAAACCTACACGATTGATTTCTCGTGTAGGTAATGTTACAGTGAGCACATCATGACCGATTTTTCAGATTTAGTTGATAATACCAGAGCTTATACAGAGACAGATTCAAATGTTTTAACAGATGCCGTTATTCAACAATTTATTGAGTCAACCGAAGATAAAGTAAGAAGAACAGTAGATTTAAATTACTACAGAAAATATGACACAGCTACACTTTCCGTTAACAACGCTTTTTTACCTTTACCTGGGGATTGGGAAGCAACAAGATATATTCAATTAATAGATAGTAATGACGATAGAACTTTCTTGATACAGAAAGATATTTCGTTTATGAATGAATACGCACCAGATAGAACATCTGCAGGTGCTGGAACGCCTAAATATTATGCTGACTGGGACCAAGATACACACTATCTAGCGCCAACCCCGAACGCTGCATTAACTGTAGAGCTCGCATACACGTATAAGCCTCCTGGTTTAACCAGTACAAATACTTCAACTTGGTTAAGTCAGAATGCTCCGAACGTGCTGTTGTATGGTTGTATTTTAGAAGCACTTGGATACTTGAAAGGTCCAGCAGATATGATACAATACTACGATAAAATGTATAATCAGTCTTTACAATCTTTAGCCACATATGAGATGGGGCGTGATCGTAGAGACGAATTTCGGGACGGCGTTATTCGTATCCCTCTCGAATCAAGGAACCCATAGGAGATTATTATGGCAATTACTCAAGCTGTATGTAACAGTTTTAAAGTGGAGATCCTGAAAGGCCTACACAATTTTACGGCAACGACAGGGAACGCTTTTAAACTAGCATTATACGATAGCGAAGCAACTTTAAGCAAATCAACAACTGCATTTCAACAAACTGACGAAGTAGGTGCATCAGGCACTTATGCTGAAGGTGGAGGGGCATTAACTTCAGTTACTCCTGCTCTATCTACAGATACGGCTGTTTGTGACTTTAGTGATTTATCTTTTACAAGTGCAACTATTTCAGCACAAGCTGCTGTTATTTATAATAGTTCAACTGTATCTGGTTTAACTACCAATGCGTCTGTTTGTGTCTTAGATTTTGGTGGAGTAAAATCTTCAACTTCAGGAACATTTACAATTACGTTCCCTGCTGCTGAAGCAACCGCTGCAATTTTAAGAATAGCATAGGAGATAAATTATGACTACCCCACTTGTAGGATGGGGGCGGTCAACCTGGAACAATGCTGCTTGGAACCAAGGTGGTACTGTTGACGCCACAGGTGTTAGCCTCACATCCAGTGTTAATGATGTTGGTTTAGTATTAGACATTGATATTACTCCTACGGGAGTAAGTGCTACCACAAGTACGACTATTCAAATTAGAGAAGGTTGGAACCGAGGATTAAATGTCAGTGATGCCAATCTTACAAGTTTTGGTTGGGGCAATGGTGCGTGGGGCAATAGTAATAACACTGTTTCCGTAACTGGTATTGGTCTTACTTCTTCTTTAGGAGAAGAAAGCGTTACAGGAACTGCAAATGTTACTTTACCAAGTGTAGCTTTAACAAGTAGCACAGGAACTGCTGTCGCAACTGGTGTTGCAATTGCAACACCATCAGGTAATCAATTAACAACTTCTTTAGGTACTGAGACAGTTGCTACTGATCAAAATATCTCTGTAACTGGAATTGGTATGACATCTTCTTTAGGAGATGAAACACCTGCCGTTACAAAAACAACAGGTTGGAACAGAGATCACGATATTAATACAGGCGCCTCTATTGGTTGGGGTGATCAACAATGGGGTGCAACAGGTCTTTCTCAAGCACTAACTGGTCAAGCTTTAACTTCTTCGCTCGGTACAGTATCACTTACAACAACTCAAATACTATCACCTAGTGGTATTGGTTTAACTTCATCAATAGGAACTTTCTCTATTTCAGGAGACTCTCAAGTAACTGTTGTTGCTGCAAGTGAACCAGAGCTTGATATTTCCGTTGGAACAGCAGAATCTTCTATAGGAAAAACAGCTTTCCCTACTGGAAATCAATTAACTACTTCGCTTGGCACTGTTTTAACATCTATTGAAATAACTGGTCTTGGTATGACTTCATCACTAGGTGAAGAAACACAAGAAACTAGCTATGAAGCACCAAGTGTGTCTTCTACTTTGTCTGTTGGATCACCTACAATATCTGGAAGTTCTACTTTGACAGTGACTGGCGTTTCTGCTACAAGTAATACAGGAAATTTACAAGGCACTTTCTGGAGTGCTGTAGATGACTCAAACAGCGCAATAAGTTGGACTGAAGTCAACAAAGCTGCATAAAAGTTTTGACAAACTTTGTTTTTAACACTAAAAATTATATAGGAGATTAAATGAGTTCAACATATTCAACAAGTTTGAGAATAGAGCTTCAAGCTACTGGTGCAAATTCAGGAACTTGGGGAACTATTACGAACAACAATTTTTCACAATCACTAGAATTTGCCATAGCTGGAGTAACTAATGTTGCATGTGGTGATGCTGCTGTAACTACACTTACAAACGCTGATGGGCCACAATCACAGGCAAATAACCAAGCAAGAAACGCTCATATTAGACTTACAGGCGCTCATGGTGCAGTAAGAATAGCTCAATTCCCAGCTACTCAAAAAGTTTATTTAATTACTAACGCAACGACTGATTCAGGATCTTCTGGTCCTTACGCAATGACTTGTAGATTAGGATCTTCAGGTAACACAATTTCAATAGCTAACGGCACAACTCGTCTTGTTTCAACAGACGGCACAAACTGGTATGATGTTTTTTCTTTAGCAGGATCAATAGACCTTCAAGGTCAAGAATTAATACTAGACGCTGATGCAGATACATCTATAACTGCTGACACCGATGACCAAATTGATTTAAAAATTGGTAACACTGATGTTGCAAATTTAAAAAATTCATCAAGTGATTTTGTAATTACTTCAGCTGTACAAGATAAAGATATTTTATTTAAAGGTGATGACGGCGGAGGTGCTATTACAGCATTACAATTAGATATGTCTGATGCAGGTAAAGCTGTATTCAATGGTGTAGTAAATGCTGATGCAGGTTTTACAGCTGACAACATAACAATTGACGGCACAGAGATAGATTTATCATCTGGCGATTTAACTTTGGATGTTGCTGGTGATATTATTTTAGATGCTGCTGGTAACAATTGGTCTTTTCAAAGTGGAGGCACTGAAATAGCTGCCTTTAATAATGCTTCTAATACTTTAGAAATAGAAACAAAAGTATCTGATGGTGATTTATTAATAAAAGGTAATGATGGTGGTTCTGGTATTACAGCGTGTACTTTTGATATGTCTAATGCAGGTAAAGCTACGTTTAATGACGATGTTGTTGCTTTTTCAGATGAAAGATTAAAAAGTAATATTGAAACTATACCAAATGCACTTGATAAAGTTTTACAAATGAGAGGTGTAAATTTTGAAAAAAATGGACACAAGAGCATGGGTGTGATTGCACAAGAGGTACAAAAAATTATTCCTGAAATTGTCTCAACTGAGAAGAAAGACGGAGAAGAGTATCTTGGTGTCGCATATCCTAATATGGTTGGTGTCTTAATTGAAGCTATAAAGGATTTACAAAATCAAGTTAATGAATTAAAGAAAGGATAGCACATGGCAATTCCTGGTTCAGGCACAATAGGTATTAATACTATAGTACAAGAATTTGGTGGTAGTGCTCCACACGCTTTAAGTGAATATTACAGAGGAGGTCCTTTGGTTGGACCTAATAATACAGATGTTCCTACGTCTGGAACAATAGGTATTAGTGATTTCTATGGTGCTGAAAATGCATCATATATTACTGCTCAAGGTGGATCTTCTTCAACTCAAGGAAACTTCACAAGACATACATTTACTGGTCCTGGCACTTTTACAGTACAGACTGTTGGAAATGCTGCAGGCTCAAACACTGTTGATTACTTAGTAGTCGCTGGTGGTGGTGGCGGCGGAAAATCCGTACAGCAAGCTGCTGGTGGTGGCGGAGCTGGTGGTTTTAGAACAAACAATCCTGGAACTACTCCCGGAAGTGGTGGATTACCCGTTTCTGCTACTGGTTACCCTATTTCTGTAGGAGGTGGCGGTGGCGAAAAAAGTAGTGGTTCAAACTCAAGTTTTTCAAGTATTACATCTGCTGGTGGTGGTACAGGAGGTTATAAACCTTCTACAAACGGTGGAAACGGTGGATCTGGTGGCGGTGGATCTGTTTCTGGTGGTCAAACTGCAGGAACAGGGAATAGTCCACCCGTATCTCCTCCTCAAGGAAATAATGGTGGCCCTGGAACACATAGATCTAGTGCTGGAGGCGGCGGCGGAGGCGGTGCAGCTCAAGCAGGAAGTCAAGGTCCTCAACCTCCAGGAGGTTCTTGTAATATGCGAGGTGGCGGTTCTGGTGGTAACGGTTCGCCAAACAATATAACTTTTTCAGATACAACCTACGCTGGTGGCGGCGGAGGAGGTAGTGGCAGAGGTCCAGGCGGAAGCATGGGCGGAGGCGGCGGCGGTTCTGGAGGCGGCGGAAGTGGCGGCTCAAACAA